GATGATGATATTGTTTATTTCACTGGGAAACTTAATCATTTTCTTAAATTCTTTTCCCAATTAGATGAAAATCGCCAAATCGCATTGGTTGATTTATGTTTTAATGTCGGAGTTCAAGGTTTTCTTAATTTCAAACAAATGATATTGGCCTTGGAAGCAGGAGATTATCATCGCGCTGCTGATGAGATGCTGAATAGTAAATGGGCTGATCAAGTTGGTGAACGCGCTACAACCCTTGCGAATATTGTGAGAACTGGTAATATTTAGCTCATATTGCATAAGGATATGCACATGAAAACTGGTCGTAAACGGGAATATGACCCACTTAAATTCCCTCAAATAATTGCCTCAGTGCAACGCGCACGCGGATCTATTGGTCAAATAGCAGACTTTAATCATATTGCTCGTCAGACATTAAGAGATTGGATTTCTTATGGTGATGAAGATACACAAAATCGCTTACGTACTGATATTGGTCAATTTTCGTGCATTTTAAGAGAGAAGCAAGCGGAAGTGGTCATGGAGATGTGTGAGACCGCATTAGCTGATGAAAAGAAATCAAAATTTATCATGTGGTGGTTAGGCAAGATATGCCGTGAAGACTTTGGTGTTGAGGGTATGGAGATCAAAGAACTGCGTGATTTATTCAAAGTGATATTGCCATTATTAGGAAAGGATTCTAATTATGATCAAAGACAAAACGAACAAGCCTAATAAGCCCGAAAAGAAACCAAAGAAGAGACAATTTAATCCTGACGTCATACCGATGCAGGCTAAAACCTATGCGTCAGTGCATAGGACTTTACGTGGAACAAGGAAATAACCATGAAAGATTCAACTGAAATGTATACCTGTGGATTGGAAATGAAGGGCGGATTAAATGGGATCGATTATCCCCAAGATTTTGTGAAAGCGCCAAAATCTCAATATCCAAGTACACCTGCACATCCAGGGAAAGAAGCTCCTAGCTTACAATCAATGATGAAGGCTATGACATAAGGTTTACAATCTTTTTGTTAAGGTTGATTAACTAATGGCATAAGGTTGACAAAATGGATTGTCCAGGCTGCAAATATTCTGATACACGAGTGCTTGAATCACGCCCTGATGGAAAGGAAAGTATAAGACGTAGACGTCAATGCATGAAATGTTTATTGCGATTCACGACTCAAGAATTAGTGAAGAGTCCTAAGCAGAAAAAGGATGTTGGTAGGTGAATCATACAGAATTGACGCCTCGGTATATGATTTCAAAGCTCAGGGATGTTGTGTCAGGTTACAACAGACGGTCGCAACGTCATATAACGTTTGAAGATGATAGGACGATCATACATGCAAGCGATTCGGACAAAATATATATCCCTTCTGCTACTGGTAAACGTTTTGCTGCTAGTAATGGGTTTGTTGACCTTGTTATTGGTCCGTACGGAAGTGGTAAATCTACAATGTGCGTTCAGCGAATTGTCAGATCAGTTTGTGAGATGCCATATTGGTATAATGGAAGACGAAGAGCTAGATGGGCAATCGTTAGAAATACATCCGGGGAGTTATATTCCACCACTCTCCAAACCTGGTTAACTTGGTTTGCAGATTTAGGCGACTTCACAAAGCGTCAAAAACCTCTTTTAACTTATGAACATATATTCAATGATGGTAATGGTATAGTTGAGTTAGATCTCATTTTTATTGCACTTGATCGACCAGATGATGTTAGAAAGATTAAATCACTGGAACTGACAGGAGTATATCTTAATGAACTCTCTGAATTACCTCAAAATGTATTGTCTCACTTTAAAGGACGGGTTAATGGTCGTTATCCTTCTCGTTCTTTTTGTCCTGATCCTTATTGGTCTGGCATTATTGCGGACACTAATCCCCCTGACGAAGATCATTGGATCTTCAAAGACTTTGAAGTCAATGTTACCCCGAGCTATACCGTATTCCATCAGCCTTCGGGACTCCTCGAAGACAAAGACGGATTCATTAAAGATTCTGACGGAAATTATATACAGAATCATGAAGCTGATAACGCTTGCCATCTTAGTCGGGATTATTATCCTAAGCTTGCCGAAAAACAGTCAGAAGGATTTATTAAAGTATATTGCGGTGGTAAGTACGGTTTAGTCGAATCAGGTAAACGTGTTTATCCTGAATTTAATTATGATTTCCATTCTGTGCCGCATATTGATGCTGTACAAGGCGATCCACTTTATCTTGGTTGGGACTTTGGTTTAACACCTGCATGCGTTGTAGTGCAAATATCGCAACGCGGACAGATAAAAGTTTTAAAGGAATATCTAGCTGAGGATATGGGTATCAAAACATTTGCAAAGAATGTGGTGATACCTCAGCTAGCGATTGATTTTCCTTACAATAAGGTTGGTAGTTCAGAGGCTGATCCTGCTGGTATTGCGGGTGATCAAATCATGGAAGAGCTTTCATGTATTGGCGAACTTAATTCTCTAGGTATTAATACTAATCCAGCTTCAACAAATGATCCTGATGTAAGAATTAATTCCGTTCGTTATTTTTTGAATCTCATGTTAGATGGCAAGCCGAGCTTTATTATTTCTCGTAATGCTTGTCCAGTTCTTGTTAAAGGCTTTATGAGCGGTTATCACTTTAGACGCATGAGTGTTTCAGGTGATGAGCGCTATCAAGATGTACCTAATAAAAATAAATACTCTCATCCGCATGATGCATTACAATATGTCTTGATGAAATTAGCTGGTAAGAGTAAAGAACCAGAGAAGCCAAAGGTTGATCCATTTGCGAATAATACAGTGATGAGATGGCAGAATTGATGAATAGAACCATTGACGAACAAGTGGCATTTTTTGATTATATCTATCCACAGATATCGCGAAGACTGGATGATTTAGAAAGAAGTAATGTTAGTCTTAATAATAGATTGTTAGCGATAGAAGAGGAGCGCAAACAATTATTGCTGCATGTTGAACAGTATAAAAAGAAGATTCAGCGTGTAGAGCAATTTTTGATTGAGCAGGGTTTGATTAAATTATTAGGTAAGAATTAAAATGGCATGTACTTGTATAAATGAAGATGGCACAAGATCTGGATATTGTAGAGGTTGCACTAAATCTACAGTGATTAATGTTGAAGAACAAACAAGGGCGCAAGATGATGGTTTTAATAGTCGTCAAATAAGTCAGATTGTTTCTGCGGTAAGTCATGTATTTGAAAATAGCAATTTGCATCGTGACTTATGGGTTGAAGGATTTTTAAAAGGATTTGAAGAGGGTAAAAATTATGGATAAGACTAATGACCCAAACAAGCATGCATTCGATCCACAAATAAAGAAACAAGTATCTTGGATTGACGAACATCTCGAAGCCAAAGGTAAGATGTTTAATCAAGAACAAGAAATGTTTTATCGTGCGACGTATTATAGAGGTTCATGATGCGAGATTTTGAAAGATGGATGATGCTTCCTAAATTTAAAGTTAATGTCATTCGTTGTAATGATGATATTGCGATACAGGTTGTTTATGGACATCTAAAAGAACCAACAGAATGTGTGAATACATGTTTTATGTTTACAAATGATCCTGATGTTTTGAGTGAAGCTTTAGAATCAACAATGAATAGTTTAATTCGATCATTTAATTTTCCAACCTCAATTAAGGAGTTTCAACATGCCATTAGTCAAGGGAAAGAAAGCGAGTAGTAAAAAAGGTTTCAGCGAAAATGTGAAACGTGAAATGCATGAAGGAAAACCACAGAAGCAAGCTGTTGCGATTGCTTATAGTGAGGCGAGACGCGGAAAGAAGAGTAAAAAGAAATAACATTAACTAAGGATAATTAGCCATGGAAAAGAAAGAAAAGAAAGAAGTTATGGGCATGATAAAGAAAAGCGAAAAGCGTGATGAAAAGAAAGATAAAATGATTCACGAAAAAATGGATACAAAACAAATGCGAGAAATGAAAAGTAAAATGGCAAAGAAAGGTAAAAAGAAATAATGTGCGAAGAGTGTTCCAAATGCGGTGAATTAGGAACACCTTGGTATTTTTGTCCCTTACTTAAGGGGCATATTTGTGCTGATTGTTATTATGAAATTTATGGGGAAGATGAATGAGCGGCTGTTATCCTAGCGATTGTCAGAATGAGCAACCAATAAAATGCAAATGCTCTATGATTGACGAATCATTTAAACAACAAATTATAAAATCATTAGATTCTTTGTATGACATGTCACGATCTCATGCTGTTCGTATTGAGGCGCTTCACGAACATAAACTCAAACAAATTGATGAGAATAAGAAGATATCGAGAAGAGTTGATGAATTAGAAAAAAAGATCAACGAGATTGCACTGGATATAGAATCGCATTATGAAGCTAGCATCGAAGATAATGAATATGCTGACGATCAAATTAGATCGAAATTTAAAGAATTTGATAAGTTAAAGTCAAAATTTGAAGATTTTATGCGAAAGTCCGTTTTAAATTGCGAAAAACGACCATTTACATGCCCCGTCTGCTATGGTTGTGGAAATGATAAAGGCACTCGAGAATCTAATCCAAATTATCAGTTCATGATGAAATATGCATCATGCAATAGTTGTCAGGGTAAGGGCATCGTATGGGGATGATTCGCTTTTTGAAAGGTAAGGATATAAAATCTTGGCGATCTTACCGAAGATGGTATATATGGAAAGACTGGTCTTGGGTTATACTAGAAGACTGTAATTTTCCATTTAAAAGAAATAACTCAATTGATAAGGATATCAATCATGGCAGCTGTACCAATCAATCTTTTGTTCGACTGTGAATTACCTGGACAATCTCAAGACAATTCCGTACCACGATTTTGCCGCCTCAAATGTGGCAATACCTTAGCTGAAGTAGTAGGTGCAGGCTTCTTGAATCCGTTAATCGCAGCTCAAGGTCTTACTTTATATAGCTCTGACTTTGTATTTGTCGCAGCTTCCGATGGTAATCAGATCTATAAACCTGTGATTGGTGCAGGTGGCGTGATTACTTTAACTGTTCTACCTTAATTCCGACGATATCCCTCGTCCCTTGTGGTTCGCCGTCGCCTAGGAATATAGACGGCATAAATTTGTTAAATGTTATGTCTTATGAAAAAGATATAACCAATTGAATTTGATCATTAAATGAATGGAATTGGTTAAATGATCAGATAAGCTCTGTTAAATGTTAATGACTAAGGAAGGTCATACATGGAACGTGATCCTAATGATGTGAATCAGGATTTTGATCCTGAGAAACTGAATGAAATGGAACAAAGACGTATTCAACGCCTGAATGAAGCGGGCATTGATGAACAAGCCGTTTTAACTCAATCAGCAAAGCATATAAATACCTGGAACTCATACTTTGGCGAGAATATCACGCGCGGCAAAGATGATATGAATTTTGTGTTGCGAGATCAATGGACTGCGATTGAAAGAAGCGAGTTTACGCGCTTGTTTAAGCCTGCGATGACTTTCAACAAGTTATATGACGCCACGAAAAAAATAGCCGGAGAGCAACGAAAGAATAAACCAGACTTGATAGTAAGATCGTTAACAGGTAAGGCCACGCAAGAACAGATAAACCTACGAGCAGATTTAGTAAGAACAATATCATACCAGTCACAAAATGATTTAGTGTATCAGACTGCATTCAAATCTGCCCTCATGATGGGTTTCGGTGCATTTCAAATTGTGCTAGATTATGAGTCCCCAAAATCATTTAATCAAATCATTCGCTATGATCTTATCCCTGACCCGACACGTACTGCCTTTGATCCGACAGCTCTTAAACCTCATAAGGGTGATGGCAATTTTTGCGCTCGTATGTATCTGTTTACTCGAGATGAGTTCTTTGCTACTTATCCGTTTGTTACAGATCCCGTTAGTTATGTTGATCCGTACATGCTACTTGATTTCCAATGGCAAACCAGAGACACCATCGTCGTCTGCGACTACTACGTCAAAGAATGGTTCCCTATAACGATTTACAAATTAAATGATGGTCGAGTAGTTAATGAGGTTGAGTGGGAAAAGATACAAAAAGATTGGAAACTTCAATTAGAAATTACGGAAGAAACGCAAGAAATTAAAAAGATAGTTAAGGCAATGGAACCTCGCATTGTCAATGAGCGTCAAACACAAGATTATCGCATTATGCATTATCGAATGATTCGCAATCAGATCATCGAATTCTCTGAATGGCCATCAAAACAACTTCCTATTATCTTTGTGGATGGCGACAGTTATTATATCGAAGGTCGTCAATATACCAGGTCATTTATCCATGAAGCTCGTGATGCTCAAAAATGCGTTAATTATTTCGGAAGCGAGATTGCTGCCGAAGTTAAAAATAGAAGGCGTGAACAATGGTTGGGAACGCCCGATAATATCAGTGGATATGAGCAGGATTGGCGAAATCCTGAACTCCAAATGGGCATACTCAGAGCGAAGCCCGATCCCAAAACAGGACAAATGCCTGTTAAACAACCCCCATGGGATTTATCACCTGCAATCATGCAAAATTTTCAACGAGCGACTCAGGATATTCGTGAAATCCTTGGATTCAGTGAAACGGAAGCGCTACAGGGCCGCGATATCTCTGGTAAAGCAAGACGTGAGCGTAAACTAGAAGGCTCAATGAGCGCTTATGTTTACTTTGACAATATGAGTCAAGCTGTTGAACAAGGTGGCCGTGTTGTAAATGATCTATTACCTCATATCATTGGTGAAGATGAACGTACTATGGTCATCAGTAAACGTGACGGTAAGACTGATTCGGTCAATATCAATGAAAGAGATCGCGAGGGAAATATTCAGAATGATCTCGGTATTGGCGATTTTGATGTTGAGATTAATGCAGGCCCATCATTTGCTGTTCAGAAAGAAGTTGCCTTGGAGTTCTTCCAAGAAACGATCGCTAACAATCCTCAAGTCTTTAATCTCATTGCTGACCTTTGGGCAGGCAATCTTGATATTCAGCAAATGCAGCAAGTTAAAGAGAGGCTTAAGAATTTGGTGCCACCTGAAATTATTGCTAAGGAGGAAGGAAAAGAACCTCCACAGCCTAAACCTGACCCACAAGCCATTATGATGCAAGCTGAAATTCAGGCAAAGCAGGCTGAGATACAAAATAAGCAAGCTGAAGTTCAAGTAAAAATGCAAAAGTTAAAACTTGAAGAAGAAGAAATCGAGTTAAAGAAAGCTGAAATGTTTTTGAAAGCTCAAGAGATTCAAGATAAATCAACGGCTGATGTTTACAAGCATCAATTAGATGTCAGGAAAGCTGAAATTATTCATGGTATGGATCATAAGAAAACAGAATTAGATTTCAATCATAAAGTTAATTCTATTTTGGCGGATTTATACAAACATGAATATCCGCAAAGGAAAGAACCAAAATCTTAATAAACGCTATTAGTGGCGTAGCAACTAAATACTACAAGAGTAAAATTTACTCATACGTAATCAGGATGATTGCGGGGCTAACGTCTAGCCTAGAGACGGGGCATAAGAATTGCCGAGTGGAGTTGATATGGATAGCGCTCAGGATATGTCGGGTAACGACACGGAAAATTTGACTGGTGAAGCTTTAGAAGGTTTAGGAATGCCCAAGGATGCGATGAATGACGAAAGTCAGGAATCAGAGGGCGGTAGTAATGCAAATGATCCTCTTTATGTGCAGAAACGATTGAAGCAACAAAAGAGGGCTCACGAGAGGGAAATGCGTGAGATGCAAGCGAGGATCGCTGAAATGCAATCACAAATGCAACCTAACCAATATAGCAACCAACAAATGAATCCCAATAATGCCATGGGTGACCAAGGCGGTATTGATGATGCGATTCACAAGGCAGTTAGTTATGCGCTTCAACATCGGGATATGGAAGAGCGCAAAGCTAATGAAATGAAGTCTCAGCAACATATTGCTAAGCAATATCAAGATCTTCAAAAACATCTTGATAATACGGCTGACAAATATGATGACTTTGACGATGTTGTGCGTGGTGATAATGCCCCATTTACTGCACACATGCGTGATGCCGCATTAATGTTACCTAAAAAAGGCCCAGGAAGTGCAGGCGAAGTCTTGTACAAACTCGGCAAAGATCCTGAATCTCTAGCTCGTATTTCTAAACTCCACCCTGTTGATCAAGCGGCTGAATTAGTAGCACTGAGTCATGCCTTGATTAGTGGTGGTGAGCAAAAAGGCTCGGCCAACCGTCCATTAGGCACAATCAAGTCAAATCCAGTTATTAATTCAACCGGTGTAAACGATAAGACTCCTGTCTCTGACATCAGATCCAGGATGAAACAAGGCACGTTCAAGTAAGAATTTGCCTTAAACGGATGAATTATTCACGGATGGAGATTTGGCAATGCCTAATCAATTTATTACTACGCAATTGGTTTCAAACACAGCTTTAGCAATGTTTGCAAACAACTCACCTTTCGTTATGACAGGATCGAGAATTTATCAAGATGACTTCCAAAATTCAGGCTACAAGATCGGCGACACTTTGCAGGTTCGTAGACAGAACAACTTTATCGTTGGTGATGGTTCTACTGCTGTACCACAAGACATCATCGAGACGGTTGAAAACATTACAGTGGCTCACCAGTACCATGCATTGATTGCTTATACCGTTCAGGATTTAACATTACGTATTGAAGATTTCAGTCGTATGTTTATCCAGCCAGCGATTCAAAACATCATTACTCAAATGGAAAGAGACATTTGTGCTGATGCGGAACAAGAATTGTATTTCTTCCAAGGTTCTGCTGGTTCGCCAATTAACTCATTCTCAACCGTCGATTTAGCTGGTGCTAAATTGTTGGAGCAGGGTGTGAATATTGCAAGTGATGCTTACCTCGCCATGACGGTAAGAGACGGCTCGTCATTGAAATCAGCATTGCTGAATAACTTCACTCCTGTTTTCAATGAAGAAATTGTAAGACAATCAGCAATTGGTCACTTGTCATATTTCGACATATTCCAATCTCAAAACATTGTTCGTCACCAAGCCGGTGCAGGTCCAACATTAACACCTGGTGATACTTTAACGGTTAACGGTACGGTATCTTCAGGTAATACCATTGTTCTTGCCGGTGCAACAGCTGGTGTGACCAATTACTTTCTACCTGGTGATTTGATCTCGATTGCTGGCGTTCATAGCGTCAATCCATTGAGCCGTCAATCAACCGGTCAGAACATGCAGTTTGTTATTACCGCAGCTGCAAACTCAAGTGGTGGTGGTGCAGTAACTATTACTGTTTCTCCAAGCATTGTAAGTTCGACCTCCAGCCCATTACAAAATGTGGATGGCCCAGTACTTACAACCTCTGCTGTCTCGGTTGTGCCTTCATATAATGTGAACGTTGCATATCCTGCACGCGCACTCGATATCGTTTGCCCACCTCTCTATAAACTGCAAGTTCCATATGCGAGCGTTGCGGTTGATCCAGAGACGGGTCTTTCCCTCGCTGTTACTCAAACTGGCGATATTTTAGGTTATCAAAACTTGATGCGTATCGACATTTTGTGCGGGTTTAAATGGCATCCACAATATGCTGTTAAATTACTCTCATAAGGAAGATCGACATGAAAGATAGATACGATGGTAATCCAGGTAAAGAAGCGGCGATTGCGAATGTTCGCCAAAGACGACTTGAATCGCAACATATGGGTAAAGATGCCTTTGTGAAGAAAGAACAAGCTGCGGTCAAGCAATATGCTGGCAAAAAACCAGTGATGAAAGCTGATATGTTTGAATTCAATGCCAATATGCAGAATAACGGCAAATGGGCACAAGAATTCGGCAAAAAGCTAACGGCTGGTTTAGACAAGGTTGCATTTCCTGTTGATGGCCAAGGCGATGACTCCTAATCCATAAATTACGGTTAAATCTATGCATGACTTCAAACTCATGCATAGAAAACCTTAAAATTTATGTATGACGAGGAGACAACGGAATGTCCCAGCAAGTCAAAACGACTAATGATGTCATTATTAACGCCCTGTATTTGCTTGGCGAATTAGGTGTTGGCGAAACACCTGATGGCTTCATGCTGTCTACTGGTTTAGAGCTTATTAATGAATTATTAGATAAGTTTGCGGCAGATAGTATTTATATTCCTTACCTTACTACGATTGATTTTAATTTAGTCGTAGGTAAAGATGTTTATTCAGTTTCAGATATGATCCCAGCTGATATAACCGCTGATCGTATTGTAGATTTGTCGTTTGCCAATTATTTTGTTCCGGCAAATGGAAATCCTGCGGGCGCACTTCCGATCTCTACTCCTTTTACTGCGGATACTGTTACCAATTTATTGACATTATCTTCAACTACTTCATATCCAACGAATACGCCTGTGACGATTTCAACAACCGGCACTGTGCCATCACCATTTGTGGCAGGAACTACTTATTACAGCATACAAGTAAGCGGCACAACTTTAAAATTAGCATCAACCAGTGCGAATGCTTTATTGGGTATTGGGATTGATATTTTAACAAGCGGATCGGGTCAAAACATTTTAACAGCTTACAACTTTCCAACTAATCCTGTGAATGCATCGCTTGTTTATCCAATGAGAATTATCAATAAAGCGACTTACTGGAATGTCGTTCGTCAAACCAATTTATTGGCGCGCCCTGGTTTTATTTTCTTGGATAAACAGCCGCAAGAATCTTTCATTACAGTTTATCCCGTTCCTGATCAACCCTATGCTTGTAAGATACAAGTAAAATGCATGCTTAACTTTTTAAGTAATCAACAATCAATTGGAGAACTTCCACCAAATTATTATGGATTTTTAAAATATGCATTGGCTCGTAAATTCTTAGCTTACTATCCTTCTGGTAACTGGCCTGCAGCGAATGAAGCAGAATATAACGATTATTATGAAACATTTAAAAATTGTAATGAAACAGATCTTACTATTCGTCCATCTGTGACAATGACGGCTCCAGAGCCATTCTATTGGCCAAATATATTGAGCTACTAATATGCCTATCGAAAATTTTGAATTAGTAGGCAGTTACAACAATCAAAGATTCCCTAACATTGATGCGGAAAGAACGATCAATATGTTTGAATATATTGATCTGAAGGGAAAGAAACCTAAGTCACTGATTAGCACATCAGGTATTTTAAATACTGATTTGGTATTTACTGGTAGTACAGGCGGATTTAGAGCTGAATTTGTTTTAAATGAATATGAATATTTTGTGATTGGATCTGACATTTGGCGTCGTGATCAATTTGATACATTAACAAAACTAAATTCATCACCTATTGCAACAACTTCTGGTTATGTTGGTGTAGATGCAAATAATAATCCTAACGGTGAGCAAATATTATTTGTTGATGGTATCCGTGGTTATGTGTGGGACACAGGAACTAATCAATTTACCCCTAATTTAGCGTTGGTCGATCCTGCATTTCCAGTTGCGCCAATTGATGTATGTTTCTTAGATGGATTTTTAGTAGTAGCTAATGCTGGAGCTCAACTCAGTCAGATTCCAACCAATACTTTTCAGTTATCAGCATTAAATAATGTTTATAGCTGGGGATTAGTAGCAAATACTTTTACGGCAGATCCAGGCCCTGGGCCATTTGCTGATACATTGATTGTCAGTACTGTTATGCGAACAGGTATGCAGTTTCAAATAACAGTGGGTGGTGTTATTCCACCTCCTTTAGTTGCCGCTACGACGTATTATGCTATCTATGTAGATGATACACACATTCGCGTTGCAACATCTTTTACAAATGCACTTTCAAATATTTTTATTGATATTACTGCTGCAGGTACTCCGCCTAATACTATTACAAATGGTGGGATTATTGCTTCTCTTACGCAAGCCTTTGCGCCTGGTCAATTACAATTAGGTGCTATCAATTCTCATCCTGGCGACATTGTTGCGTGTAGGACATTACATCGAAGAATATTTTTCTTCTCAACCAACTATACTGAAGTCTGGGAAAATGCAGGAATAGGAACCAATCTTCCTTTCAGACGTAATAATGGTTTGTTAATGGAATATGGCACACCTTCTCGCGCATCCATAGTCACTGGTTTTGATATGATGATTTTCTTGTCTCAAGATAGAGATGGATTGGGTGCTGTGATGCAAGTTATTGGTACTGAATCAATACCAATTAGTAATCGCGCACTAGATTTTCAATTAGCACAATATGCTCAAGCCGGACAAATTAGTGATGCTCGCGGAATATTTATCAAAGAAAATGGAATTATATTTTATCGTCTTAATTTTACCGCAGCAAATCATACATTTGTTTATGATGTCACATTAAGTAATCCACAAACAGAAGAGGGAAAGTTGTGGCATGAAGAGCAAACATTGGATGGAGACAGGCATCCAGCACAAACACATGGATATTTTTTCGGAAACAACTACTACGGAAGTTTTGATCAGCCAATTTTATATCAAGTGGATCAAACATTTGTTACGAATGATGGTGAAGCTATCCCAAGAATCAGAATAGGTCGAAGCTATGTTCCATCAACTTACAATCGTACTCGTATCGATAGATTCATGGTGGATATTATCCAAGGTCAACCTGTTGTTTCAAATCTCACTAATATTTTAAATTTATTAACGGAAAATGGAATTAATATCGATACAGAAAATGATCTCGATATTATTTTGGAAACCAGCACGATTACTCCGGTTTATGATTTATCGCAACCGCCTGTGTTTTTATCTTATTCGAAAGATGGTGGTGTGACATTTGGTTATCGCCAAGCGGCAACCATGGGAGCATTAGGTGAAAGAAAACATAGAACATTATGGCGGAAATTAGGAGTTGTGCCTCGAGGTCAAGGATTTGTACCAAAGATTGAATTTTTCAGTGAAGTGCCTTTTATTATTTTAGGTGCTGCCTGGTTTTATGAAGTGTTGCCGGAGTAATCATGGCAAATAGTATTGATCAATTAAATTATTACGATGATCTTGTGAGACGTGGATCACTTAAAATGAGTGATGAATGGATATCACAAGTCAGTTCATTGATAGATGTTTTAAATGGATATTTACAACCTTATGGAATCTTAATTCCACAGGTAACAACCGCTCAAAGGAGCGAAATACAATCGCCTGTTGAAGGGCAAATGATTTATAATACTGATGCAACTGTTGGCCCGCCACGCAGTGCTGAGATTCAAATTTGGCAAGTCAAAGCGGGTGTAGGCGCATGGAGAACGGTAACAACAGTTCCATAAATCTAAGGATGAGATGACATGGATCCAATGACAATGATGATGCTGGCTCAGATGATGGGCGGCGGTGGTGGTGGTCAAGGCCAACAAGGTGGAATGGGCGGCATGGGCCAAGGCGGCGGCATGGGCCAAGGCGGCGGCATGGGCCAAGGCGGTGGCATGGGCCAAGGCGGTGGCATGGGTCTTTTGGGTGGCGGTGGTGGCATTGCAAGTATTCTTGGCGGACTATTTGGCAATTCTGGTGCGCCTTATAAAGATGCCATGAAGCAATATGAGAAATGGGCACAACGCGGTCAAGATGTTCAAAATCCATTTTTAAATATGGGCACAGGTGCAATACCTCAATTTCAAGAATGGTTAAAGGGTCAAAAAGATCCTTCAGCTTTCATTAATAAATTAATGGGCGGTTATCAAGAATCACCATGGGTTAAATACCAACAAGATCAATCAGCAAGACGTTTTGGTAATGCTGGTTCTGCATCAGGTTTGACAGGATCAACTCCTCTAGCTCAATTTGAACAACAAGGAATGCATGACATTTCCTCGCAAGATCAAAATCAATGGTTAAATCATGTATTAGGTATTAATACTCAATACGGCCAAGGATTAGGCAGTGAAATTACAGGCGGACAAAATGCAGCCAATACATTAACTAATTTATTTGGTGATATGGGTCGCAATATGGCAGAAGCTGCCTATGGTAAAAAGACACAGGAAAATAAAGATAGAAGTTCTATTTGGGGCGGATTGTTCGGATAGATTAAGGATAATTTATGGCACTACCATTACCCAACCCACCAGGCGCTGCAGGCGGCATTGTTGACGCAATGAATGAGATTAATATGCTTAAAAGACGGCAGTTAGAGAACCGTTTTTATGCGCCTAATATTGAATCAGAAATTAATCAACGTAATGCATTAACTAAAGGCCAAAATATTACTAATGAATATTTGCCTGATAAATTACGATTGGCGAATGCATTTTCCCAAATGCAAAATCAATTTTATCCTGAGGTAACACGTTCTGAAATCGCAGGGCGTAATGCTTTAACTAATAAATATAATACGATGACGCCATTAGAAGCGGCTGAATTGCGTATTAAAAATGAATTTTTACCACAAACATTAAAATCAGAAATTGATGCAAGAAATGCTTTGTCAAACTATCGTGGTATGGGTGGTATTGGCATGGGTACAGGTGGTAAAGAAGAATTTATGTTTCAAAATTTTGTTGCTCGGGATAATCCTCAATTACAAAATGATCCCTCAAAAGTTTATGAAGCGGCTAATGCATTAAGAGAAGGTCGTGATCGACTTTCAGATGGCACTCCATTGAATCCACTATCCCCGGCGTCTCGTGCCTCCTATGATCGTCTGTCAAAAGCGGGCACGTATGCGGGTGCTGCAGTTCCATTGATGAAAGCTGCATCGGCTGAAGCTGAAATCGATGTTTTAAATAATTATGCTCAGAAAGGTTTAGAACCTTATGGAACAACTTATTTTGGTATGTCTCCAAGCCAAGTATTTGATGTTGCATCAAATGATATAAAAGATCAGAAAAAACTAGGGCGCTTAATGGCATCTCAAGCTCTTCAATATGAAATTGCTCAAAATAGAATTAGATTAGCTAATGGTCAGCCTGGCGTTACTTCTACAGAAGAATTGATGAAATTATCCGGTCAGATGATGAATCCTGTTATGCCAAGAATGACATATGAAGCTCGTAAAGAAGCTTCTCGTTATTTAGATGAAGCATTAAAAAAAGGGTTAGAAGCTCGTCGAAAAGTGGGTATAGGCGCATCGAGTGCAACTAGTGGCAATGCTGGTAAAGAATCTGGCGGAATTGTCAGATGGGGTAAAGATAAACAAGGTAATCCAGTGAGGTTATCATAATGTCTAAACAAATATCCTATGAAGGCGAAATACACGAATTTCCTGATGATTTTACCGATCAAGATATTAGTAAAGCGCTTTCAAGTCATGAGCCAAGTAAACCTGTCGAAAAAGTACCAACATTTTTAGGTCAAATGCCTCGTCTTGATATGAGAGCAATGCTAAATGATCCTAAACAAATGGATGAAATGATTAAGACTTATGCTGCTGGCGGTCCATTAGCATCAGGCACTTTATTAGGTGGTGTGCGTGGTTTATTAGGCAATATGCCTAAAGTTCAAAATGCATTAAGAATGATTGATAGACCTTTATCAGGCGCTGCATTAGGTGGATCTGTTAATCCTGAACATCCCGTTGCTGGAGCCATTGCAGGTGGTGTTTTAGGTTCGCTACCCGGAGTTGCTGGAAAAGTTATCAATACATTAAAACCTTCTAATTTATTTCGTGGATCACAAACACCAGAACAACTACAAAATGCTTTGAATGTGACTAAAGGTACTGAAACGCCATTAGGTGATGTGTTGCAATCACCCTTTTTAAAAGGCACTTATGAAAATGTGATTGCTAAAATTCCATTTTCTGGTGCTACTGAATCAATGATGAAAACAGGTAAAGAGATTGTTAATAAAGGCCAATCATTGATGGGGCAATTATTAGGAAAACATTCTCCAGCCAATGTAGAAGGTGAATTGCATGATACACTGGTCGCTGCCAATAAATTTCATCGTAATTTAAAAACGAAACTTTATGATGAGCCTGACAAAATTGCTAATCAGATTAATTTAAAATTATCTTTACCTTCATTTTCCAGACAAGCAAAGCAATATGCTGATGCAATTGAAGGAACAAACATTTTAAAAACTGAACCAGAATTTAAATCTTTAATGAATAAATTAAAAGGTTATGAAACGCCTACTAAAACAGTGGAAGGGAAGATTATTTCTAAAGAAGGTAAGCCATTATTATCTGAAAAGAAATATCCCACACTTAAAGAAGCAAATACATTAGTAAGTCATTTGAATGATATTGCTGAGCGCTATGCATCTTCTCCAAATACAGCTGATCGAAATGCAAGTGCTGTTTTCAAACGTTTAGCAACTTCTTTAAAAAATGATGTGAAATCTGCTGTTCAGCAATCAGGTCACAAAGAATTGCAAACAAGTTTTGATAAAGCAGAAAAAAATTATGCTGAAAACTATTCACCATTTTTAGAAAAAGAAATTTACAAATTTGCGAATGGTAAAGGTGATCCAGATATGATTGTTCAAGCTTTTATTAAGACAGGGAAAGCAACAGATCGTGCTAATTTATTAGGTAAATTTGTTAGCAAATTACCTGAAGATAAACGCCAATTATTGGGTTATGCCTATTTAAAAAGAGCGATCAATCAAAATGGTGAGGTTGATCCTTTAGCATTTAAAAATTTAATCTCAACAAAAAATTTAGGTAAGAGACAATTTGATCTTTTATTCCCTGGTAAATTAGGCCAACAGATTAAAAATTATGCTGATTTAGTTGAGAAAAATCCTGAAGCATTTCAATTAATGAAAAATCCTAAAACTGGTGCAAGATTATCTGATTTTCTTGCATTAGGAGGTCTTGCTACTGCGCCTATGACAACTATCGGGAGCGTTTTATCATCACGTGCATTGAATAAACTTATCACTTCACCTACAGTGAGGGAGAAATTAGTTAATAAAATGCTAGAAAAGTAATCATAAGGATATGATTCATGGCAAAAGTTTATACTATACAACCTAATCCACATTGGGTAATCATTGATAACTTTTCAAGATTACCGAATGGCGCTGCGATTTATACTTATAGCAGTTTAAATCCTTCTGTATTTAAGCCTGCATTCCAAGATGAAGCAGGAAGCGTTGCTTATGGTCAGCCAATTGTAGGTTTTGGCAATGGCACGATGCCACCCATGTTTTGGGAATTTGATGATACTGCACCCGATGATCTGTATTACATTCGCGTTTATGATTCTGATGACCCAGCGACACAAAACTTTTTATGGGATTTTGACGGATTATCAGGTGCTACAAGTGGAGGTGGTGGGGTAGTTACCTCAAATAATGATATTCAGAATTTAATTACAAATGGTGAATTTTATCGTAATGCAGGTACTATTACTCCTGTTCCAGTATTTTCTATTCTTGCACCTAGTAATAATGCTGGTTTTGTTGGTAATTTAGCTGATCCTAACGGGCCTGCTTCACCTGATATTATTTTTGCTAAAAATAATAATACAGCAACTGATACTATTTCATTTCCTAATGTACCTGATGTCGACCCACCTGGTATTGCATCCCTTGCGCCCAATCCGACGCCTCCACAATATTTTAATTATACCTGTTCAGGGGCTGGCGCAGCTGAAACCTATAAATATTTGCAATTACCTATTGGTCAAGGATTGCAAAATTTTAGTGGTCAAACTGTCAGTATAAAAATTTTCATGCGATTAAATAGTGGAACGAATAATGTTTCACTCACACTAAGACAATTCTTTGGAAACGGTGGATCGCCTACCGCAGATTTCACAACGCAAGTGAGTGGTGGCCCTGTAGGTGGTTTAACGAATACCTGGAAATCATTTATATTTGATGGGATCGTGGTTCCTAGTATTGCAACAAAAACATTAGGAACTTGTGGAAATGATGCTTTATTTCTTCAAGTCAATTTACCTTTATCACCATCTTTAATTGATATTGATATTGTTTTGCCTCAGGTTTTCTTAGTTAATGTTTTATCGCCAACTGCTATTGATTTTAAAACTAATGATCAAATTGATTCGATTATTAGCTTGCCAAGAACCGGTGATATTAGAACAAGTTTAAATGCCTTTAATCCATTTGGTTGGGTTTTAATGAATGATGGAACCATTGGCAGCTCTTCATCTAATGCAACGGCTCGAGCTGATAAAGATACTTTTCCATTATTTGATTTAATTTGGACAACATTTCAAGCAAGACAATCTGTCGCACCAATGTACACTGCTGCTGGAGCGCCGATTGCTTATGGTGCTGATTCATTCACAGACTTCAATGCAAACCGCCAACTTTCACTCACAAGAAATCTTGGTCGTGTTATGGCAGGGGCGGTACCTACTGCCATAAGCCAGTCTTTTACCAACGTTGGAAATATTATTACTGTTGCTTCAACTGCTTCCATTATTACGGGAGAACACGTTTTAATATCAGGAACTATCCCGACTCCATTGGTTGCAAATACAACTTATTATGCGATTATTTTATCTAATACCACAATGTCTGTGGCATCAACTCAAGCCAATGCGATTGCTGGTACGGCTATTAATTTAACATCTAACGTTGCGGCGGGTGTTGTTACGGCAGTACCTCAACATTTAATTGGATCTTATATTGGAGAAGAAAATCATTTACAAACCATTGCTGAGATGCCAGCTCATAACCATCCAGGATCAACGGTTGATGCTGGCGTGGGCGCTGGTAATACTGGTTTTGGTGAGAATCTTTTCTCTGGTGTGACTCATCCTGCCAATGTCGCGTCTCAAGGTGGTGGAACACCGTTTAATGTGATGCAGCCAACGGTCTTTATGAATGTATTTATCAAACTTTGATAGTATAATATGCACGTTAACAAATGGAATTTGTGATCACTTATTAAAAGGAATTTAACTCATGGCTTTCCAACAATATAACATTTATGACGGTTTAACTGCTTGTCGTGTTGTAGATACCGCAGACTTAGCAGGAACCTATTTCAATGGTCCTCTCAATAATGGCGTTAAAGCTACCTTAACGATTGCCGCATCATCACTCACTATTGATAGCGTCCTTTTAGTCGAAGGCGATCGTGTATTACTCATGGGTCAAACTAATGGTTGGGAAAATGGTATTTATGTCGTATTAAGCATAGGATCAACTGTCGTATTACAGCGCGCTGCTGATATGCAATCCATCGAACAAATTAGAGCGGGTCAATTTGTCTCGATCGGTGCAGGTTCGATTAGTGCAGGTAATATGTTCTCTGTTGTTGAACCTCTTCCAGCTCGTTTTGGTATCGATGCATTGGTTATCAATGCCGATCCTTCCGCTGGTGGTGTATCATTCTCAGGCCCCGCATCTACCAATAATGCCCTCGTCGTATTTTCGAATGCTTCGGGTGATATTAAAGCAGCAAGCACTACCACTACACTTGGACAATCGTTGGCGGTCACTGGAGCTATATCAGCAACCACCACATTAAGCTCAGGAACCACTATAACAGCGGGTACCGGCCTTACTGTTACAACAGGAAATATTGCTGTTTCTGCTGGTACGATTACATCTTCTGGAGCTATCACCTCTACCGCTGGCAATATCACCTCTGGTTCATCTGGTGATGCGGGTACTTTCATTTCCTTCCCTGCAACCGGTGCAAACGGAACCATGATCATGGCGGCCGTCAATGCTGGTGGTGCGTTTAATACAACCATTTCCAACGGCGCAATGGGTCAATCGACAGTTTATACGATTGGCGATATTGGCGCTGCAACAGGTGGAATTCCAGTTTCTACCGGTGCTGTACGTATGAAAATGGTAGCGGACGCTGCTGCTGCCGGTGGTTCTGCGACACAAAATATCGTTGATGCCTTCTGTACCGCAGCTAGTGTGGTATTGGCTGTATGGCAAACTCAAACCAATGCTGCGGTTATTCGAACTGTGGTTCCTGGCGCTGGCTCATTTGACATCATCTCTGATGTTGATGCAGGTGTTGGTACAGTTAACTACGTCATTATGAAGTAATTGTGAATAGGGTAGGTGCATGATGCGCCTACCCTTTAATTTGATAAGGATGTCAAACTATGGGTTTACCCGTAACTTTTGTACCACCTTTAGATCCTAATATTTATACCTCACAAGTTCGAACATTGGGCGGACCAGCTCGCACAGGAACGGTGACTTATGATGTGGGATTTACAAATTCAAGCACTCCTCCAGGCGTATGGGAATTTTCGCGATGGATTTATGTTGGAGTCACCGGAAATCTTGCCTATACAAAATGGGATGGAACCACCGAACTCTTACCTAATTTGGCTGCTGGTATTTGGCATCCAATTTATGCAACAAATATTTTAAGTGCATCTACCACCATTGCATCGGCCCAACTTAGATGGGGTAGTTAATGTATTGCTTTGGAAGCATACCCATTATGTATTACCCATTGGCTGCTGATGAGGTACCGCATCCACCAAGTGGATTTTTATTAATAACCGATGGATCGGATTTACTAATGACGGATAACACGCCATTAGAGACGGCAGGAGCCTAATAATATGTCAATGACAGTTGCCCAAATCTATGCACTAAATCCAACTACAACTGTTGCCGATACCGATCTTTACTATCTTGTCCAATCTCCTTATACACCTGGTGCTGATGCTGCAATCACTGGTGCTAGTCTTAAAGCTGCATTTGGTACAGGAGGAACAGTCAGCCCAGGTCTTGCTAATCAATTAGCTTATTATGCCGCAGCCGGAACAACATTAAGTGGTCTAACTACCGCCAATAATGGGGTATTGATCACCTCAGCTGGCGGCGTTCCGTCTATTAGTTCAACTCTTCCATCTGGATTAACCATACCGGGATATGCTCATAGCGGTGCAAATTCTGATATCACTTCCATGACTGGCTTGACCGGTAAATTGCAAGCTCCTACTGCTATTGCCGATAGCGGATCGAGAAACGCCTTATCTTTTTCCTATGCAGGCGCCGCAGTTAATTATTTTGATATGGCTAATTCTGCAACAGGTGCAGAGATTAATTTATCTGCGCAAGGAACTGATCCAGATATATCAATGCGGATACAGTCAAAAGGCAATAAATGGCTGGAAATGATTTCGCAAACAGGTACTACGGTTATTAAATTATGGCCTAATACATCTGGTCTCAATATATGGAAGGTTGGTTTTGATATTCCAGTGATTACAGCAAATAGAACTCTTACTATTCCTGATGCTGATGGAACGATAGCATTAACTTCTGGATTGCTGACCTCTCCTTTAACTACCAAAGGTGATCTTTGGGGATGGTCAACAACGAATGATCGATTGCCTGTTGGATCAACCAACGGTCAAGTATTGCAGGTTAATTCCGCAGCATCATTAGGGCTTTCTTATTCAACAGCGACCTATCCATCTACTGCGACCAATGCTGCTCGCATATTACGTGCGGATGGCACAAATTGGGTAGAGACAACTTCTACGTTTGCTGATATTTATGCTGCAAGTTCTATTCTCTATGCTAATGGTGCGAATAATGTAGCGGGACTTACTACTGCAAATAATGGATTGTTGGTTACCAGTAATGCGGGCGTGCCTTCTATTTTGGCAGGTCCCGGCACAAGCAGAAATTTACTAATGTCTAATGCGGGCGCTGCCCCTAGTTTTACCACTGAAACTTATGCGGTTCCAGGAAGCTCTGGAAATGTAATGACAAGTGACGGTACTAACTGGACGAGCGCGGCACCTGCTGCAAGTGGTACAGTAAATGCCGGTACCGCTGGTCAAATGACTTATTATCCTGCGAGTGCTGCTGCGGTATCAGGAAATGCTAATGCAAATATTAGTGCAGGGGCATTAACCCTAGGTATTGCAACCTCTGTTATTGGTCAACTTAAATTAGCAGGTAACACATCGGGTACAGTGACCATAACCCCACAAGCAGCGGCCGGAACATTTAATTTTAACTTACCGATTACAGCTGGTAGCACTGGTCAAGTATTGCAAAGTGGCGGTGGTGGTGCGGCAGCTATGACCTGGTCGACACCAACTTATCCATCAGCAAGCGGTACCTCTGGAAAATTTCTCATCTCTGATGGTACTAATAATGTTTATAGCACTTCTACTATTCCAACGTCCGCTGGCGCTACAGCAAATAAATTATTATTAAGCGATGGAACAAATTATGTTTTATCTACTCCAACATTTCCTAATGCTAGCGCAACAAGTAGAAAAATAATTGTATCTGATGGAACTAATTGGACAGCATCAACTGAAACATGGGCGGTTCCAGGAACAAATCTTAATCTTCTCCAATCCAATGGAACAAATTGGACTTCTGTAGCTGCAATTGCTGCTAGTAATTTAATCGCGCTTGGTAATAGTGGTGTTTCTGCTCTTGGATCAACAACATATGATGTTAGTACAGCTTCAGGTACGCAAACAATTACAGGTCTTGCATTTCAACCCTCTTTAGTCATTATTTTTGCTGGTATTACAAATACTAATACTGCATCTTGGGGTTGGGATAATACAAGTTCAAGATTTTGCTCCAGCAATAGAGGAACTGTAGCGCAATTTGCATTTAATACAGATAGATCATTAAGTTTAACTGTTTCATCAGGTAATCAACAAGTAGGGTCTGTTACATCATTTACCAGCGATGGATTCGTTATTACATGGACAAAAACAGGATCACCGACAGGAACAGCAACAATCGGATATTTAGCATTTAAATAATACATATAAAAAGGATTTTATATGGCAGGTATAAAGATTTCTGCTCTACCCGCAATTCCATCTTCTGCATTAGCTGATGTTGCGCCATTTGTTCAGGGTGGAGTGACATACAAAGCATCAAATTCACAATTGATTACGCTTTATAATGCTAATCTTCAATTATCCAGTACCGCACAAGTCACTGGATTGCCTGCTGCGCTCGCATCATTTCTGCCGTTAGCTGGTGGAACGATGACTGGCGATATTAGTATGGGTAATAACAGCATTACTAATGTCGATACACCTGTTAATCCAGGCGATGCAGTTAATAAAGCCTATGCCGATGCAATAGGCGGTGGCTTTACAGTCATACTTGCTTGCAGACTTGCAACGACTGCGAATCTTAACGCGACACAAGCAGGCGCAGGCGTAGGCGCGACACTGACTAATGCGGGGGCTATGGTTGCATTATCGATTGATGGTGTTGCGACTGTTGTTGGTGATCGCATATTGGTAAAAGATCAAACTTTACCAGAAGAAAATGGTGTTTATACGGTTACAGATATAGGCTCTGGCGCTACAAACTGGATTTTGACTCGAGCAACGGATTATGATCAACCAGCCGAGATTCAACCGGGTACATTAATCGCGGTCAATGCCGGTACAGTTAATGCTAATACATCATGGCTTGAAACAGCAACGGTTGTTACCGTTGATACAGATCCTATTTTATTTTCACAATTTACTTTTGCACCTTCTTCATTTTTATTAATTGCTAACAATCTTTCGGAATTAACCGGAACTGCGGCAACAGCGCGAGCAAATATTGGCTTGGGAACAGTGGCAACAAAAGCAGCGTCCGATGCCGCAAAGACTATTGCGGTGATGGCGGATGCAGCAACTACAATCGGCAATATAGCAGTATTTACAGATACGAATGGAACAATAGGGGATGGCGGTTCATCGCTATTGCCATTATTAAATGATTTTTGTGATGGTCGTATCACCTTAACATCTGGATTAGCTGTCACCACATCCAATATATTAGCGGCTACTACTCTTTATTTTACGCCTTACAAGGGTAATCAAATCTCATTATATGATGGTTCTAGCGCATGGGAAACGATTTCATTTTCTGAAATTTCTATCGCGGTGCCTGCTACCACTTCAACCATGTATGACCTTTTTTGCTATAACAATGCGGGAACCGCAACATTAGAAACGCAAGCATGGACAAATGATACGACAAGAGCAATAGGATTAATATTACAAGATGGCGTATATGTGAAAACAGGTGTTACAACGAGACGTTATTTAGGATCGTTTAGAACCACTACTGTTAATGGTCAAACAGAAGATAGCGCACAAAAAAGATATGTTTTTAATTATTACAATCGATCTAAAAGAACGATGAGTGCAATTGATACGACCAACACATGGGCATATTCAAATATTGCTTATAGACAAGCAAATGCGAATACTGCTAATCAATTAGATTTTGTAATAGGTGTTAGTGAAGATGCAGTCAATGCGACTGTTATTTCAATGGCTTCTAACTCTGCTGCAGCATTTAACTTTGTAGCGGTTGGAGTTGGATTAGATAGCACAACCGTAAATAGTGCGGTCAATTTTGTTCTTGGTCAGTGTAATTCAGCAACAGGAAATGCATTCCCTAAGGCTGAGTATAATGCGTTTATTACCGTTGGTCGGCATACTCTAGCATGGCTTGAGCGTGGTGCAGGTGCTAATACTCAAACATGGTACGGGGACTTTGCAGGAACAATGCAAAGTGGAATTCAAGGAAATATATGGGCATAATGATAATTTTTTTAAGGGATTAACAAATGACTCAACAAGAAATTGACAATTTAATCGCAGAAAAGATTGCATTAGATCAAATGTATATGTCCTCTATTAAAGAATTACATGAATGCAAAAAGCAACTTATCTTAAGAGATGATTCAGTCCGAAAATTGATTGAGCAATGCAATAAGCATGTAGAAGAAATTGCGGCATTGAAAAAAGAATTAGAAGCAGCGAAAGAAGCTCAAATGCATATTATTGCGCTTGAATCAAAAGAAATTCCTGTTTCAACTGATACCATCTATTAACGAAATATAATCTTCTTGGGTTTCATCTTTTTAGATTGAAGCCCAAAAGATTTGGCAATCTCAGTCACCAAAGCAGTACATTTCTTCTCAGTTTCACTGATAGGTTTTATGACCTTCACTCCTCTAGGAACAAGAGGGCGACTTTTACCTAAGATGACGGGCATCAAAGTATCTCCATTTTCACATTCTCTATCCTGTAACAATCTATACACCAATATTCCATATTTGCTGGCTTTATACTAAAAAATTTTTTATCTATTTCCTCAATCTTAAATTTCATTACAGAGCCTGATACACATTGATAGCGTTCATAAACAGGTTTATCAGACTTACCGCAGTTATGGCATTCTTTATTAATAAAAGGCATATTATCCTCTAAAATCCGGTAATAAACATTACCGGTCAAATTATCGACCAATCTCAGTACATTTTGTCCATTGTATAGGCAAAAATGTCTTTACTCTATTTTTGAATGACCATACCACTACATATAGTATGGTTGACACTTATTTAACCTCAATCTTCGTCATAATAAAAATCAAATAAATGCCATACCAATGAGCCATCTAACATTTGAATTGTGCCGATATAATCAACAAAATCTAATTGATCCTCACTTTCCAAAATTAGTTCGCCTGTACCAACAATACGAAAATGTCTATTTCTTAATTTTTCTTCATCATCTACCAAAGCCCAAATATAAGGTTTTTCTTTTTGAAGTTGAACGCATAAAATTTTTGCATAGTTTGGCATTGAAATAACAAATTTATCATCAGTTGGTACGGAGAAATAATCTGTAACGGGAATAGGATATTTAAATATTTTTTTCATCTACACCTCTGAATCAATCTCACTAACTTTCTTCCTTGTCCCATTTTCACTAATTCAAAAGGTGATTTATCGCCTAATATTTTTTGCCGCGACATCCACCAATGATTTGTCTTATCTTTATCATAACCAAACATCTCTAATGCATAGCTATACACTTTTGCGTAAGTAAGATTTTTTGGTCTAACTTTATATTCTTGTTGAATCATTTTTAGATATCTACCCTTATATGATTTTTCCAATATTCAGGATTTGATCTAACCATTTTTTCAAAACAAATATAGCAAGCAAGAACCTCTTCTAAAGGATCTTCTTTTAATTTATTTTTATTTAAAATATATTCTTTTTTCTCTGATAACCACATCTTTTCATTACAATGCGGGCAATCTTCTAATCTACATTTAGATTGATCTTCTGGTTGTTCTTTATATAAAGATAAAGGAGGGCAGAATACAACGATAATGGTATCAATCATCTTTACAACCTTTCATAAATAAACAAGCAAATACAGTTAGTATTGTACATAAAGCAAAGGCACCGATTGCTAGTAGCATATTAATCCTTAATTTTTAACTCTTATAGAATATTGATTCTCAGATTTTCCATATCCTCTCACTTCTGTTTCTACGGTGTAATGAAATTGCGAAGCAACTGAAAATCTTGGTTTTGATTCACTATCATAATGATTATTCCATTGTGAATAGGGCGCAATAGTAATTGTATTTTCGGCAATGTTACAATTGGTTCTATACGTATATTTCAATGCGCAAATCGTATAATGATACTTGTAAGATTGTGGTTTATTCGATTCATTTATGATTTGAATATCATGTGATCCTTTAATATCGCAGCGATGATCGACTTTGCAACCCTCAACATTTTGTCCAACGGCTGATAAAAGGATTTGATCGGCGTGAGCATTAATAACAGTTAAGCTTAAAATTGTAACTATGGTTTTTCTTATTAACATTTAATTTCTCCAAAGATGGCCAGGATCAGGCACAAAAATCATTGCATAACCATGCTCTCCACCGCCGGAACTATTATCACCTGAAACAATCCATCCGGCAGGTACTTCCATTCGCCATGTATGGCAAAAACCAACAGCTCTCGCAATACATTCCCATGATGATGCAAAACAGTTACTTGATAACAAAAATAGTAAGATTAATTTTTTCATTATTCATCGATTCCTAATGCTCTCATTTTTAAAGTAATATTTAATAATCTATTAAATGATTCTGTATCTTTTTGCGTGGTATCGGCGAAAGACAATCTTGAATACCAAGATAATGCTTGCTCAATATCGTCTCTATTTATCTTAATAGGTTTTTGAGCTAAATATTTAAATAATTCACTGCTCATTCTTTATCTCTTCCGGCATTTTCAAGTAATATTTCATAGCAAACAGAATGTAAAAGTGTCGGTAATTCAACACCAATCGTAAATTGAATATGAGATATTCCCCATATTTCTTTTCCGCATTCTCGGCAGATTGGATGTTCGGTCATTTCGCAGTCAACTTTCTTAATGCGAGTTTGAGATCTTCTATTCTGCATGATCCATAAGCACTTCCCTGGCCATCGACATTAAATCGAATAATCACTTCTTCTTCAATCTTAGGATTATTCTCAATAGAAACATTTTCATTCAGTTCAACTATCACTTTCATTCTTTCTCCTTATTGATTGGTTGAGGGAGATGGAATCGAACCAATCATTCGCTGAGTCAAAGTCAGCTTTCCTACCATTAGAAGATCCCTCAATATGTCCGGCAATAGTTTGGATTGACCAAACGTCATCTAAGTTAGTTGGTAACTTTCTCATCCGCGTGATAAGACGCTATTGCCATAAACCTTATTTCTTAATCGCTTCATGTATCATTTCACCCAATACTAATGCACCATGCAATGCATTTGATATGGCTTTACCATGAGGGCTTTCAAGATTCATGAATATACCAAGGGCATCATCTAGTAACTTCAATCCTTCTTCAAATAAATGATCATGTTCTGGCTTTATGTCTGACATATTGATCTCCTTATCTATGGTTTAGGTGGTAGTGGTTTATCCAAATAAACAACATTATTAACTGCTTCAAGCAACCAATCGTATTTTTCTTTTTCAATTAGTTTCTCAAACTTAAATATTTGTGACATTGCATAGCCTAACAATAATAATAGCTCTTGATTTTTACCTATAATTTTATTTATTTCTTCTTCTGTCATTAGGGGGCTCTCGGTAAATACATCCAATGCGTTACGCCATTTAAAGTCTCGCCATTCTTTTCTTGTGAACAAAATGAAAATCCTACATCTTCAGATTTAGGAACATCGACACCCTTCATTCTTAATTCGTTCATTGCGATTTTGTTATCAATAAAAATAACAACCGCTTGCGCACCTCTGTTTGTCACAACTAATACATGCGTTGCATGACGAGGTAATTTTTTATCTATTGGTATCCATTCATTCATTTATTTCTTCTTCCTCCTCTTTACATCCATCCTTTACCCATTGAATAGCCTTCTTATGACCTTCTTCTGCTTCTTGCCAAGTGGAATATCTTTGACAATAAATATCATAAGCTTCTCCATCAAAAACCATTGTTTCGTAAATAAGTGGTTGCCCATTATCATCCCATTGATGATCCAACCCAACCCATACTGTTGATATTCTTTTTCCATCAATCTTTTCATATCCAACATGTTTGGTTTTATTTTTTTTCATTTCTTCAATTTGTTTTGCCCAATCTTCTGTTGAACAGGGAATAGCATTTTTATTTTCATCTAAATAATATGTTCCGCACCAATCTTTAATCATATTAAACCATCTCTTTCTCAATAAGATGAGCCAGCATTTTGGCTAACGCATTAGCGCAATTTTCATCAGTGATATTTTTCATAAGGGCATTAAATTGCCATTCTAATGTTTGGTCTGTCGTATCACAGTAATAATTAACTGAATAAAAATTAGAATATTTAATATTTTCAAAACCAACATCTTTATTCTCGAGGCACCATATACCTTTTTCGACTCGTAATCGGAATGAATTAAATGGTTCGCCTTCTTTTAGTGTTATGCGATGAGGTAATAAGGTAAATAGTTCAGAGACGGTGAAGGCTGAGTAAATATCAGTCAATGGAAAAATATCATACGTTAAATGATTTAAATACATTTTATCTTTTTCTGTTATATTTGCGGTAATATTCCAATCGCCAATAACATTTATATGAAAAAACAAACTCTCTTGTTTAACATGCAACTCTTTTAATCGTTTCGCCAATTCAAGCGAGCATATTTGTGATTCTAAATTCATACTGCTTTATCCGCTAATGGCATCCAGTGGGTTACCCATTTACTTATATTCTCGCCACATACAACAAAATACTTTTTAACAAAATAACAATCTACTTGAGCGCTAAATAAACAATGTATTTTAACGCTTACAAAGCTACCCTGTAAGGGTAAGGCAGAGTGAACGCTTATCCACTGAGTCATTTAGGCGGCTCCGGAAGTGGCATCCAGTGAGTAATCATCGATTGATCTACCGATGGAAATATAGGTTCTTTATATCCTTCCATTCCTTCTATATTATGTTTAAATGCAAATGTAGCTACCCAAGAATATAAGCCATCATGAGTTGTTAATTCTCTGGATAAAACAACAGATATAAATTGACAATGATTTTTTACCCAACATAGAACAGATGTGCTTAATGGTGGTAATTCATCTTTAACACTTATCCATTCGCTCATATATTAATCCGCCACAAGTAGATAAAAAATAAATAAAAGAATAAATGTAATCACTTTAATATTTCCCAATCATTAGAATTTAAACATTTCCAAGTTGGCATAAATTCAAATTGCACTGGCGTGCAAGTTGCCAATTGATCTTTATCGATAAACATAAAAGATTCACCCATATCATTATTGGTGATGCATTTTTTAGCTTTTAATTCTTCAATGGCTTCGACAAAACTCATCTCGGTTCCATCACCATCAATAGTGCGCCACCCCGTAGAAATGAGAATATTAGCATCTTCATAAAAGGCTTTATATTCCCCTTGGAAGGCTACCACTGCACCGTTCATATAACGTAAATGAGTTAAAGGCACCCACTCTTTACGACGGATCTTTTTTCCATTCATCATTTCTTTAAGTGCTTTGTCGAAGTTCATATTAATCCTTAAATTATTTGACAGACGGCCAGACTTGCACTGGCATATCCTGTAGCAGGGAATCGGGTGCGCACTACTGTAGCCCTAGCGTGATCTGCTACTCCACGCCGCGCCTGTCAAATCAAAAAGGTATTTCATCATTTAAAAAATCTTCATTTGGCTTGGGTAAGGGCTTTAACTTTGATCCAGGTAAAATCACATAATCTTTCACAATATTTTTAGCCCTATACATTCCCCCTGTAGGATTTGGCTTTTCGCCTTCTATCCCTATTACAACGGATCCACCCGATTTATTTAAGAATTTTTCTTCGGATATGTTTCCGCTTTTATACTCCTCCTGCATGTCGTTTACATCACAAAAATGCTTTAATAAATGCTTTAATGCTAAATTGGTAAATATAGTATGTTCTTTACCGTCTTCATCCCATACTTTAAGTAAGAGAGAAATATATTCATTTCCTGCATTGGAAACTTTTTCCTCACTCTTTAATACTTGATAAGAATAAATTCCTTCTGGTAATAATTTTGCAACTTGTAAATCATTTTCACTAACTGGCGTAAATCGCATTATCTACTCTCCTTGTATTTTTGATCGTAAATGATCAATTATCTTTTGAATGACATCACTTGGTAGTTCTTCAAAACTTTCCGCATTATGCTTTTCAATCCATTTTAAATACGTTTCTTCTGGCACCTTAAACAAATCGATTAGCCTATTTACCTCATCAACTTGCTTTTTACTAGCTAATTCTTGGATCTCAACCTCTTTTTCTATTGATTCAATACCACAACGTTTAATCACATCCGCATAATTAAAATTAAATGTTTCATTCATAGGGAAGGCATCTATGCGTGATTTTTTCGTCAGTGCTAAATACTTATCACCGCGTAACTGACATTCAAATACTAAATCAAACATGTATCCTAATCGGTTGTAACAGCTATATGTCTGACCCATGACTGACATATTACTACCGTATTCTTTTTTCGCCTGACACGTAATAATCACATTCATATCGATGCGTAATAAAAGATTCACTAACAACTTCATCTTTTTATTTGCAGCCGTTACATGCCTGCCAAACTCATTTCCAACCACTCGTTCACAATCAGCTTGCAAGTTGTCATATGGAACGGTTAATGAATCAATGACCAACGTTTTAAAATTGTGCTTTGTCGTCATTAACTCTTTTACTTGCGACAATATTTCTTCAAAGTCGCCTGTTGCTAATACTTCACCACCATTGGCTAAAATGGCTTCTGCATATTTCTTTTTAGACGTTGTATCCTCTGTATCAATGTATGCTGTATTAGGAAATTGACACGCACATGTCGATTTTCCTGTACCCATTTCACCGTAAAACATAGCCTTTAAACGCTGTTGCTTTACTTCTGGTTTCTTAAACTTTAAAGCCATAAATAATAATTCCTTTTATTTAAAATTCTTTCTGTCTTCCATTTCAGCTCTATAAACTTGATCGCATTCGCTATCTAATAAAGCCTGGATATATTTTTCATTCTCTAAGTAAAATGCTTGCGTCTTGCAATCATTACTACATAGATACTCATACTCTTCACTTGAAGTAATATGAGATAAAATTAATCTCTTATCACCATAACTTAAATCATTGGCGTTAATGTAATATGTTCCATCTTTTCGTAACCCATATTCTAATATGAGGGAGTGAAGCAAATTCGTTAACGACAAACTGCTCATTCGACCATCCTTGGCGAGCGTTGAGTGTTAAATCTTTACATCCAGTGAAAACCTTTTGCCATAATTCCAATCATGATGGTGCTAAATGAAATCATTAATCCTAGCATCCAACGTAAATCTATTTTTATTTCTCTTACATCACCTTTTAGTTCTTCAATCGCACATTCTACTTTTGTCATTCTTTGTTCATAAAATAAATCGTATTTTGTTATTGCTAGACTCTCTGCTGGGGTCATTGATTTTTCCTCATGTTATCTGCCTCATTAAGTTTATGAGGTTATGATACCACGGTATCACTAGAATGCAATCTCTTTTCACATTTATCTTTAAATTTAATGAGTCGATCCACAATGACATCGTTCAAAGATGTTTCATGATCTACTGCTCTTTTCTTTAAAAAAGACCAAACTTCGGGAGGAATTCTTAGGGTGAGTGTTTTTCTTCTCGTCATGATCTTTACCTGTTGTTTTTAATAGATATTAGATGTATGGTATCACTTGAATAAGTTTAATTCAAGGATGATTAAATGAATAATATTAATCCATGGGAAGAATATGAGATTGAGAAAGGAAGAATTTCTCATTTAAATTTAAGTGCAGAGGAATATGAAAGACGAATAACAGAGATAATTGATATACTTAATTTATGAAACAAGGGAAGGCGTCAACCTTCCCTTTGAATATCCTTATTACTTTGTTGCATGAGCAATTATAAAGCTTTGCGAAAGATTCGCAACGCTTAGCTCATTAAGAGGAAATAATGTTTGATTTTTTGTCATCTGTGAAAGATGCCATGCTTCGTCATGATATTTTTCCACCTTATATTGATTTAAATAGTCGTTCTATTGTTCGTTTTAAAAGTGATTCTCTTTGTCGTAAAAATTGTTGTTTTTATATTTTACTGCCAAATCGGATCGGGATTATTTTTGGATGTTGGCGTAGGGATATTCATGTTAAATGGTTTGCAAAATCTTTTAATAAATTAACTTTTCATGAGCAAAATCAATATAAAATTCAGCTTGCTAAATTTGAAAAAGAAAAAGAAGAAAAACGAAAAGTTGCACTCCTTCGCTGTCAAAATATTTGGGATAAAAGCCGAGAACCCTCATTAGACCATCCTTATTTGATTCGAAAAAAAATCAAGCCAATTTATATTCGACAATATGGAGATAATTTGGTTATCCCTATTTATGATTTTTCTGGAAACCTTCAATCTCTTCAAACAATTCAACCTGATGGGTTTAAACTATTTGAGGAAGGCTCAAGTTATCGTAATGGGTATCTCCCTATGGGTGAATCAATTGTAGCGCCTATACGTCTTTGTGAGGGATATTCCACTGGCGCCAGTATTTATGAGGCGATTGGTTCACCGGTTTTAATTTGTTTCACTGCAAATAATTTAATTAATATTGCTAAATGGATTCGAAATAAATATCCCAGTTTAGAAATTCATATTTGTGCCGATGATGATAGAAAAACCGAATTAAAAATAGGAAAGAATGTGGGCTTACTTTCAGCCATTGAAGCCGCTAAAAGTATCAAGGCTCATGTTGTTTACCCTGACTTTACATACGTTGAATATTCACAAAATGCCACGGATTTTAATGATTTGATGTGTTTAGCTGGTATTGAAATAGTGGAAAACCAATTATTAAATGGAGTAATACATGATGGATCAAAATAACATTCCTGGTTTGATTAAAGAATTATCGCAACCTACAAATGATGGTGTTCTTGAATTTCCTTTCGATATAGAAAAATCTATTGTACCTGTCACCTTAAACCAATTAATTAATACCGCTCCACAACCTATTGAATTTGTACTATTTCCTTGGCTTCCATTGCAAGGCATTGCCTTTATCTATGCCGCTACCGGTGTTGGTAAAACCTTATTCGCACTCAATGCGACTTATGCCATTTCTTGCGGAGGGCAATTTCTTAAATATAAATGCCCTAAACCAAGGAAGGTTTTGTATGTTGATGGTGAAATGGCGTATCAACAAATTCATTCGCGCATGACCCAAATTTCAGCTACTTCTAACAAAATTTATTTCCCTGAAAATTTTTTACTTTTAACACCCGATAAAATTCTTCCGCACCGCATACCCCAAATTGATACGCCTGAAGGTCAAGAAATATACAAAAAACTGATTGAATTTTACAATATAGACGTCATTGTATTTGATAATTTATCTGTTTTGAGTTCGATTGATGAAAATAAAAGCAATGAATGGAAAGTAGTACAAGATTGGTTATTGTATTTAAGGTCTATTGGTAAAACCATTATTGTGGTTCACCATGCAGGTAAAGAGAAAACAGGATATCGCGGTAGTTCTAAAATGCTTGATTGCGCTGATTCTGCTATTTCGCTCCAAGCTATAACCAATGATGGTGTTGAAGATGATGATCTTCATCAGATTGAATGTAAGAAATTAAAAATCGTTTATCAAAAAGCTCGTGGCTTTGGTGGTGAAGATGCCGTCGCTTATGAAGCTCAACTCAAAAATGGTCAGTGGTCATACCGATCCATTGAATCATCCACATTAGACAAAGTTATTGAAAACCTCAATGCCGGTGTTAGCCAACGTGAAATAGCAAAAGAGCTATTAATCTCACAATCTACTGTAAATAGATTGATCAAGAAAGCCAAAAAATTAGGCTTAACCAAAGAATAAATTAAGTGATTCATGCTGATTTACCCCTGGCACAACGAATATGTGAATCAAAAGGGGTATTAAAGCTTGAGAGGCCTCGTATTCATTGGTCTCTCAGATGATTCATAGGGGTGAATCAAACATGAATCAAAGGGGTGATAATTGATTCAATGATTCACATTTGATTCATACCCTGAATCACATATAAATATATGAATAATATATATATATATATATATTATTCATTATATTTTTTTACACGCGCGCGCGAGGGTGAATCACTGATGAATCACTTTCATAACTTAAGGAGAATTTATGTTGGTTTCATGGATGGAAAAGAAAGATTATTTAGTTTTTTTAATCAAATCGGTTTCAACAAGCTTTGGCGGCGACGATCCATCTTTCTTGGCAGAATATATCGATGAAGTGATAGAAGATAACAAAGGCGATTTAGATAAAGCGATTGATTGTTTTAAAAATGTACTTGAGTCAAAATCTAAGCGTTCTATGTGAAACCAAGGATTTAGGTATGAATAAAGTATTTGGCAATGAATGGACTCGTAAGAGTAAGAAATACAAAACCCGATACATGGATGAATTGGGTAAGCTTTACAAGGAATGTAGTCATGCCTCGGAAACTCAACACGACACCGACAGAGGACCAGGAACAAATCAAGTTAGCCTCTTGGCTGACAAACCAGGGAATTAAATTTTATGCAATTCCGAATGGTGGAAGTAGAAATGTTATAGAAGCCGTTAAATTTAAGCGCTGTGGCGTCCAACCTGGAATACCTGATCTATGTATACCCATACCGTCAGGATCGTACCACGGGCTCTATATTGAGCTTAAACGAGAGAAGGGTGGCCGAGTTTCAGATTCACAGATTTATTGGCTTACATTTTTGAGAGAAAAGGGGTATTATGCAGATGTGGCAAATGGTTTTCTGGAAGCTAAGGAAATAGTATTGCACTATCTTTCGCTTACCAAACCGGCCGTTTAACATTCCTTTAGTACTCTTCCTTGTATGATATTTTCCAACCCGGAATATGCGCCGGGTTCTTTTTTATTTTGGAGTTATGGATGATTGTGAGTCGTTGTTGTAAGGAAGCAGTTTATGTTTACTCTGCGGATGAAGGTACGAGTTTTTACGTATGTGGAAAATGTAATCATGCGTGTGATACAGTTTGCTCAATATCGTGGATAAGCGAAGGTCATGATGACACCAGAAGGCAAATTGAAGCTTAAGCAATTATTGATTAGTCATGAAACATATAAACAATTTCCTTACATTGATACTACTGGGCATCTTACCATTGGGATTGGGCGTAATCTTAATGACCGTGGAATCTCAACCTCGGAGGCGTTTTATCTTTTGGATGATGATATTGTTTATTTCACTGGGAAACTTAATCATT